GACTAGCACTATGAACAAACACAAAAGGAGACAACAAAAATTAAAATATAGAGGGCAAGGAAGATGAAAAGGATCAACCCTAAAGATTTAGTAGCTTATAAAAAATATAAACCAACTTTTGACAGATTAAAAAAATATCAACCAAAGGTTTATCAAAGATTAATCAGATACCAATTAAATGTATTTATTCAATTAGGAACTTTAAAATTAAAACAAGGAGAAGAAGATGAAAAAATTAGATAAAAAAGTATATGTGGTCTATCTTGAAAAAAGAATTGATGTAATGGCAGAAGAAATAAAAGAATTAAAAACTGCTCTTCAATGCTTAGTAAATGCTTTGGAAGTACAACAAGAAAAACAAAAGTATTGTCCTTTGTTGCAAATGAATTTAGATAGAGCTAAGGGGATTCTTGAGAAGGGGGAGCATATACAAGACTCCCCCCCAACATTCTTTTAATTAAAAAGGAGGTGGACTTACTTCTGCATCATCAGATTGAGTTTCAGAAGTTTGTGGAAAGTCGTTCTTAAATTCATAAGATCTCACAACAGTTTTAGTCGTTGTACGAGCATTACCGTCATTATCTTTCCACTCTTCATCTACATTTCTGAGATTCATAAGCAATTCTTTACCAACATAAGCTAAAGCATCATCTGGGTACTTTTTAAACCCGACAGCTTTAGCTAATCTAGTAAACTTTTCTGTTGCAATCCTTCTAACATCTTCGGTTGGATGCCAAAGACTGAAGTATTCAACATGATCCTTATATTTACCATTATCTACTTGAAATGTAATCTTCAAAGTATTGTTACCTGATTTAGATTGGTACTTAACACTTTCGATTACCTTACAAGGATAAGTTCCTTCTGGAGCCACACTAGGCCCTATAGGCATTTCATCAATAGAATCAATGAAATCAACGTCTGCAAAATCTACCATTATTACCCCGCTTTAGTTAAAGGTTCTTCTTGTGTGGTTTGTTTAACCCCTCCGAATCCTAACTTATCAATAAGTTTTGTAAGGTTAGGTTCTTCAAATGGATTTAACTTACCACTCCTATCTTTAGCCACATGACCTTGACCTGTTTCAGTTTGCAACCATCTTCTTTTGATTACATTACCTTCTTCGTCTTGATCTTCAATTATTCTTAAAGATAAAACTTCGTCAAAGAAATATGTAACGGCTTGACCTAATTTAGTACCAACCATTTTTGGCTCATAATTAGGAGTGCCGTCAGCAATAGTCCTTTCGCTTTTAGCTAAAAAGACAACGTGCATTTTCAAATCTCTGTAAGCTCTCATAACATTAGTCATGCTTTCTTGCACGTTACCGTATGCAGCTCTTGGATCTTTGTTTCTTGATTTTTCAAAATTAAGCAATATTTCGCTTATCTCAGATATTGAATCTAGACAAACGGTGTCGTACTTAATCTCACCAGATTCTAAAAGTCTATGAATCTCCATAACTTCAGCAGCTTCTTTAACTTCTAAAGCATCAACATTCTTAGAGTCTTTAATAGAAAGTAAACCAGCTTCAGCAGATATGACTAATGTCTTACCTGGTGCTGTTTCACATATAGTTGTTTTACCTGAACCAGCTTCGCCAAAGATAAGGATTTTAGCTCCTTGATCGTCTACTAACTGACTAGGTGTAACAATTTTATTTTTTATGCTCACTCTTCACCTCTCTGTTTTAATTAATGAACTTGAAAGATTATAGTCTATACTATACTATGTGTAAACATTTATTAAGAGGAGCAAAAAATGAATGAAATTTGGAAAGCAAACTACTATCACCGACAAAAAAAAATATCGGATGAAGCATTAAAAAATCTAAAAAAATCTGGACATGAGCCAGAGTTTCAAAACAAAAAAGTAAAGCATTACTCACTCAAGGACTATATTGAGTTTTTGGGAGTGAAGGAGTCTGCAACAACTTTTGACTGTTCTGAAGCATCTATAAAAGCTTGGCGTTATGGATATAGAAATCCATCTATTAAACAAGCTCATCAAATAATAAAAGCAACAGAGGGTAAGCTTACTTACGAATCTATATTTGGAAACATAAAAGACCTACAATCTTAAATGTTTCAAATAAATTTATCAGAGGAGGACTCTCCTTATGAATTAGCTATGGCTTATTATGAAGAAGGTCTTAGTGTGATTCCTTTGCAGAGAAAAGATAAAAAGCCCCCAAAAAATTTAGGCTCTTGGGAAGAATATAAAACCAGAAGACCTGAAAGAGAAAAAGTTGAAGAGTGGTTTAAAGATAGAGATGATCTTGTAGTTGCTATAGTTTGTGGAAAATTTATTGTAGTAGATGCAGATACACCTGAAGCTATGACTTGGGTAGAAGAAAATTTACCAGTAACACCTTATAAAGTGATTACAGGTAAAGGTATGCACTTTTACTACAATAACCCACAAAACTTTACGACTTTTGCTACAAGAAGAACAAATGAAACACCAATAGAAAGACTTATTGATATAAGAGGCGAAGGTGGATTAATAATTGCTCCTTACAACAGACATGCAAACGGTGCCATTTATAAACCTGTATTTTTAGATGGTTGGAGTGTTTATGATATTGGAGATTTACCTGACTTTACTGAAAAAGAATGGCACAAAATAACAGGTGTGCCTAAAGAGTCAGGTGCTAAAGATAAAAACATTACTGTACCTTTCTCATTAGATGGAGTTAATGAAGGCTCAAGAAATGATCAAGCCGCTAGGATTGCTGGCTACATGATTTCAAAAAATGTAAATCTTAATTTTACTAAATTTTTTCTGAGGTCGTGGAACACTAATAACAATCCACCACTTACTATAAGAGAAATTGATCAAGTAGTAGATAGCGTGAAATCCACTCATGACAGAAAAAATCAAAAAGCTCCTTTGTTTGTTCAAGCTGTTGATAACATAAAACCGCCAAAAGATTTATATGATCCACCTGGTTTGTTGAAAGACATGTATAACTTTTGTGAAGATATTGCACAAGTTCCACAACCTGAATTATCTATGGTTGCTGCCTTATCTTTAGCATCAGTATCTTGTGGCAGAGTATATAGAACCAACATGAATAATTTTTCTAGCTTGTTTTTTATGTGTATTGCAAAATCAGGACAAGGAAAAGAAAACATAAAAACATTTGTAGAAACCATACTCAATGAATCACAACATTCAAAGTTAATAGTGGGAGACGGTTACACCTCAAGCGGAGCTGTGCATTCAATACTTAGGCAAAGGCCAACACAAATAACTATTATGGATGAGTTTGGTAAAAGACTAGAGTCAATAGGAGGACAGCAAAATTTTAATAGAGAAGATGGCTTACAAACTTTAATGGAAGCTTGGGGTAGGTGTCATGGTACTTTAAGACCTGATAACTATTCTTTAATGAATGTTCCAGATCAATACAAAGATCAATTTATGAATAGGCTTACTCATAAACCAAATATAACTTTAGTTGGCTTATCAGTACCTAAGAACTTTTATAAAGCTTTAAATAGCGGCAGGATAGCAGATGGATTTCTTAACAGATTTTTAATAGTAGAGTCAAAAGAACCAAGAAGGGTGGCACAACTTAAAAAGTTTAAGGATGCACCATTAAGGATTGTAAATTGGGTTAATTATGTAAGACGACCTATAAATGATTTTTATGAAGTGGCTATTGACAATGCTGATATTGATTTGGAGCAAGTTGTACTAGACTTTGACCAAGACGCAGAATTAGTGTTGCAGGACTTTGCATCTGAGATTGTTAAAAGGCAAGATATACTTGAGAAAGATAATTTAGAGCCATTACTATCAAGATCTAGAGAAAAAGCTATGCGACTATCCCTTTCAGTAACTCTTGCGGAGAATCCCAAAGCAAAAAAGATTCCAGGGGACATTATGAAATGGTGTGTTGATTTCGTCAGATATTATGATTTACTTTTTATTGAAGCGTGTAGAGATAGAGTTGCAAGTTCAGCGATTGAATCAAAAATCAAGCAAGTGCTTTCATTTATTAGATCAAGAAATGGCGAAGGTATATCTAAAAGAGAAGTAGATAGACATGAGTTATTTAGAAGTATGAAGTCTTATGAAGTAAAAGAAATTATAGAAAGACTTATAAATGCTAGAGAGATTCAAGAGGTTGAAATAAAAATGGGAGGAAAAGGAAGACCAACTAAAAGATTAGTAGCTGTTGATCCAAACTTTTTTGAAGAATAATTATGAAAACCTACATACATGTCAATCAACATAAGATCAAATCTAATAAAAAAAATAATACCAATGAGCCTGTAATTACAGTTAAACAGGGTAAAAACAATACTTACTGTCATGAAGTAAAGATACTTGGAGACAGTATTATTAGATATGGCGGTAACGAAAAACCAATTTTGTCTTGTGGAGCTAGAGTGGTTATAGAAACACAATCAGAAGTAGAAATTATTAAATGAGGTAAATTATGAAAACACCAAGTTTAGAAACCAAAGATGATCAAAAACGGGAAGAACGGGTAGCAGGTTTTTTAGAGGGATTATGGGGTGTAACCTGTCATAAATTACCAACCAATTACAGTTTAGATTATTGGATCGAGTCTAAAAATAATTGTTTTTGGTGTGAAGTGAAATGTCGTTCTTTTCCTGCGACCAAGTTTGAAACTTTTATTGTGTCTGCAAATAAACTTAGAAAAGGAGCTTCTTTTGCAAAAGGTACAAATGTCCCTTTTATTATTGTTTGGGCTATGAAAGATAGTGTTTGGTATCATCAATGGAATCCAGAACATGAGTATGATATTAGGATGAATCTTAAAGAAGATCCTAAATTTGAAGAAGATAATGAGCCTTATGTACACTTCCCAAAAGATATATGTAAATGTCTGTCAGATAAGCCATTAGGCTTGGACAGAGAGGAGATAGGGTTTTAGAATATGCTATATGAATATAGAGCAATACTACTTAGAGCTGTCTATTTTTGTTGCTTCAGTTATTTCAGGATTAGCCTTAAAGGATTGGTCAGTAAGTTTTATCAAGGGATTAAACTTTAAAATGAATCCACAATTTAAAGAAGGCGATAAAGTAAAACTTGATGGAGAGGAGGCTGTTGTTATAAAAATTGGCATGACTACTTCTGTCTTTGGTGTAACTGCTAAGGATGGCTATACTTGGAGATATGTGCCAAATCAAAGAATTGATTATTTAAAGTTAGAAAAAATAATTGATAAAGATTTACATGTCGATAGTACAGAGGAGAAAAAAGCTAAATTAGAAAAAATACTGAGAGGTGAAACAGATGATTGATAAATTTTTTAAACCAATAAGTGATTTAATTGGTAAGGCCATACCTGATAAAACTAAGCGTATGGAACTAGAATCTAGTATCAAATCACAAATGATTGATTTGCAAAAAGCTCAAGCAGAAATTAATTTAGAACAAGCTAAACATCCTAGTATTTTTGTTTCGGGAAGTAGGCCAGCGATCCTCTGGATTTGTGCATTGGCCTTAATGTGGCAATACTTTTTAGCACCTTTGATGAATTGGATAGTAGTTATCTCAGGCTCATCAATACAGCCGCCAGTCTTAAATACTGAAGGATTAATGACTTTAACTTTATCTTTACTTGGTCTTGGTGGTTTAAGAACTGCTGAAAAATGGAAAGGCGTAGCTCGTAATAATATGGTAGAGGGGAATGTTAAAGACGCTTACAAATAAAGAAAGAGAAACTTTTGCAAAAGACTGTTTTAAGATTTTAAGTTTTAATATTCCAAATATAAAATCTTTAGATAATCTTTATGATCATTACAATATAAACTATCAAGTGATACACATGTGTAAAGATATATATCCAAAAGGATATGAAAATATGATGGATTTATTTAAAAAAAGAAAATCAGATTTAATTATTAAATAACAGGTCTATTAGCTAATCTTTCTGCAAAATCTAATCTTTCAGGAGAAAGTGGATCCACACTAACAGATTCTACTTCAGGCAGAGGAGTGTTAGATTGTAAGTTTCTAATATCTCTTTGACCTTGCTCTCTTAAATTTCTTAAAGATTCTTCAAAAGATTTAACATCTGGATTTTGGTTTCGTAAATCTTGCAATTCTTCTTGCCCTCTTTCAATACCAAGTTCTGCTTGTTCTCTTCCTTCTGAAATTGCATCACCAACTAATCTTATACCAAGCTGTCTAGCAGACCTGATAAAAAATTGTATTACTCTACCAACTGACCCAGGATCTTTTTTTGATAAAATTTTCAAAATAGTTGGACTTGAAAAAGCTTGTCTCATAAGTGCTAATCCTGCAACGGTTGGCAACATACCTATGCTTAAAGCGTTTACTGCAATACCTGCAGCTACAAGAGTACCTGCTGACTTTTCTATGGTTAAACCATCAAGTGCAGATTGTAATGCTTTAAAGCCCATTAATGACTCTTTGCCAAACATAGCTTCTAATGTTGTATCTCCATAACTATCTAAAGTCCTTCTGAGTCTGTCAGGTTTAAATATATCTGTAATTTTTTCTTTGGATGGATCAAAAGTATCTTTTAACAATTTAGATAAACTTGCTTGTTGTATTTCAATAAATGTTTCTGGATCTACGGTATCTTTAACTATCTGAATGTTAGCAGCACTATTTGGTTTAAATACTACATCTGCAATCTCGTCAGTACCTGAAACATCTAATCTTTTAATAATAGAATTTTGCTCAAAAGCAATTCTTTCTTTTGCAGCGACAGATTTACTTTTTAAAGCATCTAAAAATCTTTGTGCAGTAGAGGTATCTCTAAGTCCGCCATCAGTATCTACAATATCGTTAATTAATTTTTCTAACTCTAACGGTTGTTTGTTATACATGCTTGGAGTTATTCTTCTTAATTGAGTAACTGTGTCTAAAATATTTTTATATTTAGGCCCAAAAATAATTTCCATTTTCCCTTCTTTTGTCCTATCAAATTTTAATATCTCATCTGCGAACTTTTTAAAATCTAAAGACTTACTTGTTTTGTCGTAAGACTCACGCCAAGCGTCATGTAAAACCTTTCTTTGTAATTGTGTTTTTATGTATTGTTCTCCGCCAAATTTTTCAAGTTTTTGTGCTAGAAGTTTTGGATTGTTTCCATAAGTTTTTGTTAAATACTCTTCATGATTTCCAATAGCTTTAAAAAAATCTTCAAAAGGTTTTGTATCTTTAGATCCTGATAATATAAATTCATCATAAACGCTATTGATGTTGTAATTACCTTGTTGCGATTCACCAATAATTTGTTTTATTTTTAAAGAATCAAAAGGTGCTAATTTTTCTCTTGTATCTGCATTTACTCTTTTTAATTCTTCTATTGCTTTAGAAATTTCTTTAGATGCGGTTTTATCTAATCTTTTATTTATATAGCCTTTTACTTCTCCTTTTTTAGAAAACATTTTAACTAAACTACTTGGATTTTCTAAAATATTTAATAAGCCAGGATTGTAAATAGGATCTTCTGGATTATCTAATATCTTTATAATGTCGTCTAACAAAGAAGTATTTCTTCCAACATTTAAGCTATTCATTCTTAGTCCTTTTATAGAAGATAAATCGTTTCTAATTTGTTGTAAGTTTTCACCAAACTTATATTGTTCTTTTATAGTTCTACCTATTATGGGATTTTTATCAAACACAAGTGGATCTATATCTTCCCAATACTTCAAAAAACCACCTTCATTAGCTAAAGCTTCATCTATTAATTTTTTTCTTTGTAGTAACCCACGCACTAAGTTTGTTACTTCATCTGAAGTATGATCATCAATTTCTCTTGGTGCTTGAATTGATTGCTCTACACGATTCCTTCCATATTTAGTACCGTAAGCTCGTGCTATTTTATCTATGTGTTCAGAGATATTTTCATTTAAAGATCTTGCTATGCCTTCAAGCAAATCAGGATCGTCTTTTCCTACGGCAAGAAGCATTTTATCGAGCCTTATATAGTTTTTCTTTAATTGATCTTCTACTGCTTTGTGTGATTGGGAAAGGCTACCTACTAACAGTTCGCCTATTTCCTTTCTGTTCATAGCACTTCCAAAATCATCAGCAGAAGTTATGCCTTCCATAAGTTCTTGTACAAGCTTGTTTACTTGTTTATTGGTTTTAATTTCTGCTGAATTTAATTTTTGTCTTGCGGCACTTAAAGCTCCTGTAATTTGTTCTCTAGTAGATTCTTTTACAAACTCTTCACCAGCAAAGTTTTCTCCGTTGATAAGCTTATTTAGTCTGTCTATTTCTTCTTTTAAATAAGCTTTGGTACTTAGGACTCTTTTATTACCAAGAACTGTTTCTGAAACAGCTTGTAATCTACCTGCTATAACTCTATTTAAAGCTGATTGTGATGGTAAAGCTTTTACTTCATTTTTACCTACTTTACCCTCTGCTATAGCTTTTTTTATTTCTTTTTCTGTAGCTTCTCTACCTAAATCTTTATCTAGTTTCATGACATCCAAAATAGATCTTCCTTTGATAGCTTGTTGTTGAAATCTTAAATTATCAAAAGGAGCTTGTTTGCCTAAAAGTAAAGAATAAAATTTAAAAAGACCTTCACCAAGTCCTTGTCCCGCAAACCCCAAAACGCCTTCATAACCTAAAAGATTTCTTAATTCATCTCTAGTTTGTGCTTGATAACCTTTATTAATTTCATACGCTTCTTCGACACCTTTACCTGCAGCTCCACCCAATCCTGAAAGCAACATATTAGACAAAGCAGGTCTACCACCTAAAAGGTTTGCCAAGCCTTTGGCTACTCTTAATTGAGGAACTAAAGCTACTACACTACCGAATATAGGGCCTACCACGCCTGAAAAATCTGCAAGATCATATCTGTTAAAACCAAAAGTTCTTTCGTCTATAACGGTATTTTGTTCTAGTTCCTGGCCATTTTTTAATTTTACAGTCCTAACTTGATCTGCAAGACCTAACATTTTCATGCCTTCTGGTGTCAAAGCTAACTGTCCTGACGAATCAACTGCGTATTCATTACCCACATACTTACTGAGTATTTTTTCTCTCTCTACTTCGTTTTCTGCAAGTCCTAAATCAAATCTAAACTTTGCGTCTTTGACTCCGCTATCATAATTAAAAAAAATATTGTCAGCTTGTGGGGCTAAAGTTCTTCCTGCAATTATCGCTTTTACTTTAGCTCTTGCTTCATCAGGAGATTCAGCTTCGATCTGTAAAGATTCTGTGTCGGTTACATTTACATTATAAGTTGGCATGTCATTACAAATCTATATCAATAATATCACTATCTAAAAGTTTCTTAGTATTTATCAAAGTTTCAGTCAAAGTTTCATAATCTAAACTATATCTTTGATACTCAGGTGAATTATAAACTTGTACTTGTTTTGTATATCTAGGATCTGCATTAAGTAATTCTATGTCCGTTACAATTTGATCTTTATATTGTTTACCACTAGATTTGAAACCATTAAGAGATGCTGTTAAAAGCTGTAGTATTTCAGCTTTAGAAGCCATACCCCGTCTTTGATCACCAAAAACTCTTGTTATAATGTCTCTATCTCTATCCGATATAGTTCTGCCTGACTCTCCTAAAACAGCTTGTAAATTTTTCTGCCTAATACTTTCAATTATAATTCCAACTTGTTTATAAGCAGGTAAGTTTTCAAAGTTTTTAGTATCTTTTCCAAAAAAACTTTGTATGTCAGATAAATAACTTTGAAACAATCCTAATCCTCCTGTAGCGTTAGGACTATTATTAACAATATCAATAGCTTTTTCTAACAATTTTACAGATTGAATGTTGCCTTCTAAAAAAGGAACATTTTCTTTTATATTTTTTGTCAAAGCAAGATAGTTAGTAGCTTTTAATTCTATTCCGCTAGTATCTTCACCAGTTTGTTTTAATTGTTCTATAGCAAATTCACCTTCTAGTTTAGCTTCAGTAGCTCTTTTTCCTTCTTCACTTTCTACAAAGTCTGCTGTACCTAATGGTATTCCCATAAATGATGCAGTTGTTACTAATCTTTTACCCATACTGCCTAAAAAGTCTTTTAATTTTTGACCACCAAAAGTATCAGCAATAGCTAAATCTTTTATGTATTTATCTTCGTCAGCTAAAAATTGATTCCTTTGTTCTTGAGTCAACTCAAAAGTAGTGTCGTCTAAATCCTCTTTAATCCTATCTTCTCTTTCTTTTTTAGTTAAAGTAGATCTATCCACTTTATCTAATGCAGCTTGTGCTTGACCCTCTTTTATTCTTCGCTCTAAGTCAGCTTGAGTATCTATATCAGAAGGAAGCTCATCTACGCTATCTTGTGTTTCAATAGTGTTAGCTGCTATTTCTTCTGTAGGTAACTCTTCGGCTACATCAGATTCCATTTGAGTTTGAGAAGGGACATCTAAATCATCTATTTCGCTTTGTAATTGAGCACCTCTATACAAATCATCTAAAGATTCTTTACTTCTGAAGCCACTTTGCAAAGCCTCCCCAAGATTCTTATCTTCATCTGCTATAGGTGATACATAAAAATCATCAATTTTTTCAAAAGGATCAATTTTATTTCTAGCAATTTTTTTTCTTAATTCTTTAGCTTTTTCAGGATTGTAAATTGCTACAAAATCAGGATTATTTT